AATTTATCTTACGCGCTAGGTTCGGAGTTTATAGAGCAAGTGATGAGTTTATAAATTGGCTGCGTAGCGAATATGAAAAAATGCTTGATGATGAACTACTTACAGAATATAAATTTTATAAGGGGTTGTCATGCTAAAGATACAAGCTAAAGAAATTATAGGCGGTGATCTATCCGCCACAACCAAGATGCCATGTAAGAGTTTTAATCTACCAGCATGGGAATGTAAAACAGGGTCCAAGCTATCCAAGGTTAAAGGTTCAAGCTGTTATGACTGCTACGCAAAAAAGGGAAACTATACAAGATTTCCTAGCGTCAAAAAAGCGCAATACAAAAGACTAGGACAATTATTTAATCCGGCTTGGGTTGATGCCATGGTTTCATTGATTGAAAGCGAAGTTAAGCGCATTAATGAGCCAATTTTTAGGTGGCATGATGCCGGCGATATTCAGAACATAAACCATTTAAAAAATATTGTTGCAGTAGCGAACAAAACGCCAGGAGTAAAGCATTGGATACCTACGCAAGAAAATAAAATGGTAAATGACTTTATCAAGGCCGGCGGCGTAGTTCCAAATAATCTAATAATACGCGTCAGCGCGTCCATGGTGAATGGTAAGCCGCCCAAAAATGCAAAATACACATCCACAGTACACACCACAAAAAAAGTTATAGGTTATGAATGTCCAGCTTATAAACAAGATGCGCAATGCTTAGAATGTCGCGCGTGTTGGGATACAAAAATTAAAAACGTTTCATATAAACAACACTAAGGGGGTTAATAATTATGAATATAGATGACGAAATGAACCGCATTTTTAAAGTGCGAAAAGAAAACCAGGGGCAGCTATTCATTGACGCAGAACGCAAGTCTCATGAAGATGAGGAACGCAATTTATATTGTCAATGCGGAGAACTGAAAACCAAGTGTCCGGATAGGTACGCACATTTAACAGGGGGCGCATAATGGAAATAACCATAGATAAATTAAAAGGAATCGCACTTCATATAAAAATAGAGGCTGCAAATGATCTAGGCTTAAAGGACGAAAGGTTTAAGGGAATCGTTGAAGGACTAGATATAGCCATTAAGCATTTTGAAGAGGTCGCAAAAAATGATTGAAGTAATGCACATCGACAAAGTACGCAATTGGTTCGGCGATAGGGGTTATCCTTTTTACGATAACTCCAAGCTTAGATACAAAGTTATTAATATTAAAGGCTCGCGCTGGATTTTTATCCACGACTCGCAAAACTATGATGACGAAGTAGAACTATATTATATGAATACAATTTATTGTGAGCCTTTTGATATGTGGCCGCGTAAAGGTTTCAGCTGGGCAAAAAAGAATTTAACTAAATTAACCCAGGACGCAATAGATTATGAGTGATCATAGAAACCAAGTCATCCTAGAATCTTTATATCAAAAATATATAGACCTGGGGTATGAGGACGCAGAGGCGCAAGAACTAGCGCAAAAAGAATTTGTAGAAAATAGTAATTAGGTGTATATTAATTGTCGAGAGATAGGAGAAACCATGACACAACACACAGAGAGAGTAGAACAAGTACGCAGAAGAAATCGCTTAGACAACTGGCGCAAGGGCATCAAGTTTAGTCTGGGAGAGGCAATCAACAATGGAGAAGATGTCAAGCATACAACTGTATACAATGATGATAGCCAGACCATTGAATACCTCAAGTCAGATCGCAAAACTGAGACTATCCCAAGTCCGCATTCAGATGATGATCTCGTTGACTTGATGATAAGAGGCGAGACTGCAACAGCAGAGGCCATCATTAGAAAACTAGCAGGAGAAAACAATGAGTGAACTTCCCCCAATTGAAGATAGGATGCCAGATTGTGAGTGGGCTTTGGTTATCAAGTATGGAGATCCATATACCAATGTCGCACAAACAACTGGCTTTGGTCCCTTCCCTACAAAAGAAGACGCAGATAATTTTAGAGCGCAGTATTACTATGATCAAATTGTCATAGCAGATATTGTCCCACTCAATGCAGTCTTACCTCAAAGCGCAACTGAACTAGACATTGACTTTGTTCCTGAAGGCAAGGTTGTTGATATCAGCAGCAAGATTAATCCAAAAAAACATTAGGAGATACCATGGGTTTTAAAATAGAAAAGGATATTCCAATCAGCAAGTTCTACTCAAAGTTTTGTGAGACTTTAGACAAACTACAAGTAGGAGAAAGTATTGGCGGCCTAACAAAAGAACAAGCTTACAAGTATAGAGTTAATTTCTACACCAAAAACTTTAAAGACCGCAAGTTCAGACTCGGTAAATGTCCGCACAACGATGGAGACTACAGGATATGGAGAGTTAGTGATAAGTATTTAGAAAAGAATGGTTTGAAATGATAGATACAATTATTGAAATTTTAGGCGCAATTGTTTTATTCCTGGTCATTAATTTACTTTGTTTGTTTTATATCTGGTACAAAGATCACGATAGACATCTATGAAAGAATTAAAACAAGAGAGAGAAGTACTTGTTCAAGCAAAGTTCTACCTAGATAAAGTAGATCCAAATGCTGCCAATCTTCCAGACTTGTTGCGCGATAAGTTTGAAACTGAGGTAGATAGAAACAATATATTCTTTTCTATCTGCATACCAGGAGATAATAGCAAAATAAATCTGGAAGACATTGTTCAGCAAAACAATGATCTTTTACATCAAGTTAAGTTCTGGCAAGAACTCTATCTAAAAGCCATTGATCAAAAATGAGACGCTGTCCTATATGCAAACAAACAAAAGAATTAAACTCAATTAATTTTGCAAATAGAAAGCTAAAAAAAGCACCGCCTTTTAGATGGGAATGCAGATCTTGTTACAACGAAAACAAAAGAAACAAACCCTCATACTGGGCGCATAAGATGTTATCTGGTGCCAGGCGCAGATCTTTGGACCGAGGTTGGCCGCCTTGTACTCTCAAGGCTCAAGATATTTGGGATGTCTGGCCAGAAGATTTTAAGTGTCCGGTGTTAGGTATTGAGCTTGTACATGGGCACGAAGAAAAACATAACTCTCCCACATTAGAACGCATCGACAATAATAATTTTTATGTTAAAGGCAACATTCTTATTGTTTCGCATCGAGCTAACTGCATAAAAAGTGATGGAACCTGGCAAGAGATTATGCAAGTTGCAGAATTTTATAAACAATTAGAGGAAAACAAACATGGCTAAAACATGGGTTAAAGAAAAAATACAAAGCATCAAAAAGAAAACATCTATCGGTGACTCTCGATTAAGCAGAGGCGCTGGCACTAACAAACGCAAGACGCGTAAAAAATATAGAGGTCAAGGCAAATGATTAACTATCCCTGCGGTTGGTTTGATGTAGAACAATTGCCTGGCGGTTCGGGTTGCAAGTCATGAGCTTTGAAAAAGGTCTAGCTGAGTTAGAACGCATCGTTGCCAAGCTTGAATCATCTGATGTAGATCTTGAGACAGCAGTCGCAGACTTCGAGCAAGGCATGAAGATTCAACAATACTGCAAAAAGAAATTAGAAGAAGCTACTCTTCAGGTAAATCGTCTTCTTGCTGATGGGAAGCTGAAGCCTCTGAAAGATCTTCCTCATCGTCAAGCAGAGCCTCTTCAACAATCTCCTGCCCAAGCTGATTCTCTAGATCTTTCTGATCTGGATTAACCTCTTCAACTTCTTCTACCTCTTCGGCTGATCCCAGGACAATTTGATGTTCTTGTACTAACTGCTGCAACCTTATCTCTAATTGATCCCTGCTCATATTATCAATCTTATGTATCTTCAACTCCTTCCTATCAACCATGAGTCCAGCAAGTTTTGCCCTGGCAATCTCTGCTGTTACCGCAGGCCCATATGATCCATCCGCCAATGCAACATCGCGTATCTCTCCAAGCTTCTTTGCTATCCCCTCATAAGTTATTTCATTCTTCGAGCGCTGAATCGCTTTGAACTGCCTAATCTTTTCTTGCACATGGGCATACTCTGGATTGCTCAACAACCTTGTTGCTGCCACAGTAGGATTCTCATACCCTGCCAGGTGAGCACACTTCGTCTGATTGTAATCTTGATACACCATGAGATCGACAAACTTTTCTTGTTTCTTCGTTAATTTTTTATTAGTCATAACTTCCCTAACTTATGTATATACATTGTTTCATATTTGTTTCTCTAAGAGAACCTATCTCTCCTACAGAATAGGTGTGTTTATACACCTTTCTATAGTTCTCTATAGAGATGCACATGCGCACAGCTGCACATACCAGTATCCATGCGCCCTCCAGCGATGCATGTGCATATGTGCGGGCATGTGCAACTGCACAACCGCACACACCCCTGAATGTTGCAACCATGCACCTTTCGAGAGGGGCTGTGCAATTGCCCCTCCGCCCACTGCACAGCCACTTATACACACTTTTATTACACTCCAACACACACTCCAGCATACACTCCCCCCTCGATTTAGTTAGTAACATTTGTTTCCTCTTTGTTTTTGAACCACATTCTTGTGCAATATCTTCTGATGATTGCCACCACTGTTAACACCCCCGCTTGGGCCAATGAAATGATAAATGCATTTTGTGTAAACACCAGGCAGATTGTCAACACCACCCATACCAGGGGCAAGTTGATTGCTGTGCCCATGAATGTATCAGCCATTGATTCTTTAAGTGCTGCTTTGTCTAATCTAAAGGTTTGTCTATCCATTCTCTCCTTCCCTCTCTTTTAATATCATCTTCTACTTTGCCCAGATGCCTGTAGTTCTTCTCAAAAAACTCGTTGTCTCTTTTGACCAGCTGACTGACTGCATGATCTTTCAGGCCACCAATTGCTCGTAATAACTTCTGCCGCCTGACATCTAAGTCAGCGAACATTGCATCACCTAGCACTTTGATTAAATCATCCATCGTCTTGCCAAGGTTTGCTCATTTGATTGTCCTCTAAATAATACCAAGTGTTTTTTCCAGGTATGCTATGTGTCTTCACCTTCTCGCCAAGATACTTTTGTACATGTGAGACGCCATACCTTGCTGCTCTTTCCCCTGATGCTAGATCTTTTTCTTTGAGTGCTTCACGCGCTAGCAGTTCTAGTTCTTGCCTTGTGTAGAACTTGTATGAACTCATTGCACCAGCGATGACTCTTGCAATCTCCACTTCGTCCGGCGAGTCTGATGCATCCACCATTCTAAAGAAGCCACGCTCGAAGTCGAAGTAAGCTAAATGTTGATCAGGTTCTCTTGCGTTCCTTGCTTCATAGAACAATGTGACATTGGGTTTTGTCCCCGACAGCTTGATGCCTGAGTCCATCCACCCTGCGAAGGCACTACCACCACGCGCTGACATAAAGGAGAGATCGTCTGCCCTTTCCTTGCCAGTGTGATGAGCAATGATGACTGCCACTTTAAATAGTTCGATCAACTTATCGACACGCGATAACATTTCATGTATCTCTGAGTTGGAGTTCTCTTCTCCGCTGAAGAAGTTAATGATCGGATCGATCATGACCAAGTCCGGCTTATGATACTCGATGCTTTCTGCTATCGCATCCATGTCTCCATCACGCATGATGTTCTTTCGCAGTCTGCCTGATGCAACCAGGTTTGACTTGCCTAAGTTGTATAGCTCTGGATCATGATGAAAGGGTTGATAATACATTTCGATTCTTTTCTTTAAGAACTCATGAATGATCTCTGCCTGTAGCCACATAACCTTTAAAGGTCTGCTGAATTGTTTGCCCATGAACTCAGTGCCGGTTGTCGCTGCCGCTGCGAATGCACCAAGCCAATGTGACTTACCAATCTTAGGTTTACCCAAGAGTAAGACTCTTGATTGTTCAAAGACAAATGCATCACCCCAAAACTGTTCGATGCGGCTTGAGTCCATAGTATCCCAGAAAGGATCGTTGAATGTTTTAAGTCCCAGAGGATCTCTATCAACTGTGTCCTGAGACTTTTGTGCATCAATTGGATCTTCTTGATC